AGGGAACCGATGGCGCGATTGGTAACAATATCTCAACTTACCGTGGCGGTGGTGGTGGTGGTGCGGGTACGGCTGGCGCGACAGGCGCTACTACAGGTAACGGTGGCAACGGTCTAACTTCTTCAATCACTGGTTCTGCGGTTGCGCGTGGCGGCGGCGGTGGTGGTGGTGGGAATACTGCTGCCCCCAGCGGGTCGGGTGGCTCAGGCGGTGGCGGTGCTGGTGCGGGTACGGCTGGCACAGTAAACACTGGTGGCGGTGGCGGTGGCGGTGGCGGGACTTCTCCCACGACAGTGGGTGGCGCTGGCGGCTCGGGTGTCGTAATATTCTCTCTGCCAACTAGCGTAACCGTAACTTTCTCTGGCGGTGTGACACAGACCAGCGCGGTGGTTGGTTCTAACACGGTCTACACGGTTACGGCTACTTCTACGATTTCAGAAACGGTGACATTCTCATGAGCCACTTCGCAAAACTAGATGACAACAATGTCGTGACCTTCGTCACTGTAGGGCGTCAGGAAGATGACGGGCGCGAACAAGAGCTGTCTGAGCGCACAGGTGATGTGTACCGGCAGACTTCCTACAACACGTACGGCGGGGTCCACGCTCTCGGGGGGACGCCACTAAGAAAAAACTATGCCGGTATTGGTTACACCTACGATGAAAATCGCGACGCCTTTATTCCGCCGCAACCATACCCTAGCTGGGTGCTGGACGAGGACACTTGCCTCTGGGCTGCACCTATCCCAATGCCTGAAGGTGTACACACTTGGGATGAGCAAGCTGGGGACTGGGTAGAGGTCACTGATGAAACTGTCTAACCCGGCACCAGAACGCCCCATCACCTCACCCTACGGGCCAAGACGACACCCCATCACAGGGGAACTCGGCAAAATGCACCACGGGGTTGACTTTGGCGGAACCTTCGACGTACTCTCAGCAGGCGACGGAATCGTTCACCACATTGGTTGGTCACCCAAAGGCGGCGGGCACGTCGTCATCATCAAACACGCCACAGACCTATACAGCGTCTACTACCACGGGCGAGACCGCACCACTTTAAAAATAGGTGCCCGCGTAGTTGCAGGAACAAAAATATATCTATCTGGAAATACGGGTGCTTCCAACGGCAACCACTGCCACTTCGAGCTACGCAAATCCCCAAAATGGGGAAACACTGTCGACCCGATGGCTTATATTGACAGGGAAATTGTTGTTGCTTCTAAGCCAGGACCCTTAAAGGTTGACGGAAAATTGGGTAGAGGTACGTGGAAAGCTTGGCAACAAGTGTTAAAACGTGACTGGGGCTACGAAGGCATCATTGATGGTAGGCCGGGCAAAATGACGTACGCCGCTATTCAACGTTCCGCAGGAGCTAAAGTAGACGGTGTTATGGGTAAAGAGACTCGTAAACTTGTCCAGAAACGTCTCAAGGGTACCGATTTTCATTTGGGTAGCATTGACGGGGTTTGGGGGCGCGGTACAATTACTGCGTTACAAAGAGCATTAAATCAAAACAATTACTAGGAGTTACCATGATTGAGTACGTACATTATTCGTTAGAACGTGCCGTAAAGACTATCGCCCAGACCGCTGTAGCTGTTATTACGGCTTCGCAGGTAGCTGGCATCATTGAGGTTTCTTGGCTTGATGTTGTGTCGGTTTCTGCTTTGGCTGGTGTAGTTTCGTTTTTAACATCTGTCGCAAACTACAAAGCTGTTTCTGACGGTAAGTAGCTACAACTGAAAAAGCCCCCTAAATGGGGGCTTTTTCTATTGGCAACTGTCGCAAAGTAACGCTTCTGCCGGGTCCATGGGACAGGCGTATCCGCCTACAATTTCTACATCATCCATACTTATTCCTTTTATACGCTAAGCTATCCCTGACAAAAAGGACGCTTTTATGAAGATACTTTTATTAGACCTCGAAACATCACCAAACATGGCTTACGTTTGGGGCCTGTGGGACCAGAACATTTCAATAGGTCAAATGATTAGCTCTACTGAAGTTATCTGTTTTGGTGCCCGGTGGTACGGGCAACGTAAAGTACACTTTAGCTCAGTTCACCACGACGGCAAAATCGACATGCTTACAGCCATACATCAGCTTTTAGATGAGGCCGATGCGGTGGTTGGTTGGAACTCGGCAGGCTTTGACGTAAAGCATTTGTACCGTGAATTTATTGAAAACGACATGCTTCCACCGTCTCCACATAAGGAAATTGATTTGCTGCGCGTCGCCAGGTCTAGGTTTCGTTTTCCCTCTAACAAGCTAGATTATGTTGCCCAAAAATTGGGTATGGGGGCAAAAGTTAAACATAGCGGGTTTGAGCTGTGGATTAAATGCCTTGCTGGTGATGATAAAGCTTGGCGTGAGATGAAGAAGTACCAGATTCAAGACGTGAACCTTCTTGTTGGCTTGTATGAAAAGTTTTTGCCTTGGATTAAAAACCACCCGAACCGGGCTATTATTGATAATAAACCTGAGGGCTGTGTGTCGTGCGGGTCAGAGAATTTGCATTCGCGGGGTACCGAGACGACAGGTTCGGGTATGTATCAGCGTTTTCAATGTCAAGCTTGCGGTAAGTGGCAGCGCGGGTCTAAAAGTTTGGGTACGAGTACAATGAGAGCTGTTTAGGAGATAACTATGGCTATGTTGTCGGATAATGACTCGGGTACTTTTGGTGCGGATGAAAACCCGAAACCTCCTGCGCAAGCGGTAGAGGATTTTCACACAAACAGTGATTTGGATGCTCGTGCGGAGGCTCAGCATCACACTTTAGGGCCGGGACCTAACCAGTCTTCTCCTGGCGACCACATTCACGATGGCGGTGACTCTGCTTTTATTTTGGAGGGCCAAGTAATTAGCGGGTCTAGGGCTTCGGATGCTTGGCGTTTGTCGGTTAATGCTATTCTTGTTCGTCTCGGAGCAACGGATAATTCAACTGCCTGATGCCTGCTAAGCAGAGACAACCGACAGCCAGCGAGCTTTTACAGCTGGCTGTTGCTGAGCTTGACCAAAGTATTCACCAACCAAACATTCTTAATTATGGTGAAAAAGATTACCCCGAACAGCTGAGGTTCCATAAATCTAATCAAAGAGGACGCTTTATTTCGGGGGGTAACCGTGGAGGAAAAACCGACGCTGAAGTCGTTGAGTCTATCTGGTGGGCTACAAATAGTCATCCATTTCTTAAGCGGCCCCCCGGGTGGGGTTCTGGACCTATCCAACTTAGGTTTGTAGTTGTAGATGTAGCTAAGGGTATTGAGCAGATTATTTTACCTAAAATGAAGAGGTGGATACCGCGCTCATATTTAAAAGATAGCGATTGGTCTAAGAGTTGGGACGCAACTAACTACATTTTGACGTTTGAGAACGGGTCAACGATTGATTTTGTTACCTGGGGTATGGACATGATGAAGCTGGGTGGGGTTCCCCGCCACGGAATCTTTTTTGACGAGGAGCCTCCTCAGAACATTTTTAATGAGTCGATGATGCGTTTGATTGACTACAACGGTTTTTGGGTGATTGCGGCTACGCCGACTAAAGGAATGGGTTGGACGTTTGATCTTTTGTGGGAACCTACCCAAGAGGGCAAAGTTGATTGGATTGACACGTTTACTTTGTCGGCTGAGCAGAATCCGTATATTCAGGCGGATTCGGATGATATGAATTTTTATATGGTGGGTATGAATAAGGAAGAGAGGGAGATTCGTGAGAAGGGTAGCTTTGTTGCTCGTAGTGGTTTGGTGTTTCCTGATTTTGGCCAAAATCTTGACCAATATCTTGTAGATTTTGGTCCGGGTGACGTTCCCAGGGATTGGGCTGTTTATGCTTCTGTCGACCACGGTTTGAACAACCCGACAGCATGGTTGTGGCACGCCGTGTCTCCCAACGGCGATATTGTGACTTTCGCGGAGCATTACCAGTCGAACATGATTGTGTCGGAGCATGCACAGCTTGTGAAGCAGCGGGAGCTTAGCTGGGGCCGTAAACCTGACTCTGTAGAGCGTATGGGCGACCCTGCGATGCGGCAACGGTCTGGGATAACCGGAACATCCATTATCCAAGAATATGCTCTTCACGGGGTCTACGTGAACGTTGAGGGCATACCTCACGACGTGATGGTTGGTATTGAGAAAATGCAAGCCTATTTTAGGTTGCGTGACGACACCCGTTGGGGCAAAAACCGACCTAAGTGGGTTATTTCTCGTAACTGCGCCAATTTTATTCGTGAGATGAAAAAACTGCGGTGGGGGTCTTATAGCTCCGACAAAATGGCGTATGAGATGAATAAACAAGAAGTTGTCCACAAAAAAGACGACCATGCTTTTGACAGTGCCCGCTATTTTGCTACAACTCGCCCCGATTTGACGCCCTTTGTTGAAGCAAAAGGTGACGAAGACCCTCCGACTACGCTAAGATATGAGGACTTGCTTTTGAAAATGCGAGAAGACCCTAACGTCGAATTTGCAGAAGATAAAGCATACGATGACGGACCTACCGTTATTGCAGGATATGGAGATTACTACTAATGAGCAGATTCTTCCTGACCGACGCCCCGGCATTACAGCCCGGCGTTTGCTGGATTACGAGAACAGGTAAAGGACCATTCGTGGACACGGGCATTGACCTGTCCAAGACTGTGGTAGACCGGGGGCGCATGTACCTGTCGGTAGACGTAATTAGAGAAATGGCTCAGTTGGCTGGGCTATTTAACGAAGAAAAACCCGTTTCTGTCGAGCTATACGATAAAGAAGTTTACGACAGAGGATACAACGACGCAATGAAGGAGATAAATAAAGATGCTATCAACCATTTTGTTGAGCATGTTAGTCGCAACACTGTTGGGGTTAATGGTAATGCAGCACTGGTGGAATCAGCAGTCGCTGACACAGATGCTAGACCACCACTCGCAGTTGCTGAAGATACAGCAGCAGGAACACCAGAAGTCGATAAAGACTCTGACGGACCTGAACGCAAAAGCGCAGGCACTGGTAGCGTCAAGCGACCCGCTAGTGTATCAACAAATTCAAGCGATGAATCAAACTTTAGATTATAGTGGTTACCAGGACTACGACCCTTCCGATGAGGCTGAATCTGAAAGAATTGCCACTAGGAATCCAAACCTTGCAGCAGGAGAAGATTTAGATGGCCAAGAAGCCCGACAGCTATTCGCAGAGCTCACTGGAGTTGAACCAGAGTTCTACGGTAATTAAATTACCTGAGGACGGTCTAAACATTGAAAAGTTCCGTGAAAGCGAAGAAGCACGCAAAATAGTCGCTTGGGTACAATCTGAGTGGACTAAGGCTAAAACTGCCCGCAGCCAAAAACAGCTGCAGTGGTTTCACAACATGTCCATGTTCTACGGCCACCACTGGGTAGAGCAAACACGCGGCAGCTTTCCCGAAGGTTACCAGGACAAGTTGTTTACTCCTCGCAAGCCTTATTACCACCAGCGCAAAACTATTAACCGTATCCGGTCTTACGTGCGGTGGGAAATGTCGAAACTGCTTTCCTCATTTCCCTCCGCTCAAGCCATTCCTGCTTCTAGCGAAGACCAGGACCAGCGGGCAGCTTTTGCGGCTGAGCAGGCTTGGACTTCTATTAGTGAGTCTAAAAAATTGCGTCAGCACATGTCACGCGCAATGTGGTGGACCATTGTTACAGGTAACGGATTCCTCAAAACGAGCTGGGACCCTTATTGTCTAGATAAAGTTTCTGGGGAATACGGGGACATTAAATACGGTC